TTCAAGAGGCTTACATTAAGGTAATGAAACTCAATAAGGAAGTAAACGAAGCTTACTTTTATTACACGCTTAGAAGCCTTACAATGGATTTGCATTCTAAGAAGGTTATTAAGGTAGAGATAACAAAGGACATAGAGTATCTATTAAGGGAAGACGATAGCAACGACATTGCATCCGAGCTAGCGCAACCATATTTAGAGTTTATTGACACGTGGCATTGGTACGACAAAAAGCTTTTCATGCTTTGGGTTAATAACAATATCTCAATGAGAAAAATATCTAGGGAGACCAAGATTAAATTTACAAGTGTATACAATACGATTAAGAAATGTAAACAACGTTTAAAAGAATGGGAAAACGACCAGTTAAAAGAAAGATTATTGTAGAGCCTAAACAAGAGGCTACATTTGAGAACGCTCAAGGATTGGGTGATACTATCGAAGCGTTTACAACGGTTACCGGAATTAAGAAAGGTGTAGAGTTACTTTCTAAGGCACTCGATTGGGATTGTGGTTGCGATGAGCGCAAGGAGAAGTTAAATAAGCTTTGGTCTTATCGTAAGCCTAAGTGTTTAATTCAAGAGGATTATGAATACTTAAAAGAATTTTTCTCTAAGCCTCAAAACTCAATCACCCCAAAGGTGCAATGGGATTTAACGGACATATATTATAGAGTATTTGATATTCGCCTAGAATCTTCGTCTTGTGCTTCGTGCTGGCGTGATTACATTGGACAAATTAGACAAGTTTATAACGTATTCGAAGAAGAAAATGCCGGTAATTAAATGCACAAATGGTAAATGGAGGATAGGCTCCGGACTTTGTCAATATGAAACTAAAGAAAAAGCACAAGAAGTCTATGTCGCTATTATCTCAAGTGGTAGCCTTGCAGCGGATGGTAATAAGGTGTCTTTTGATTTCGATGACACGCTTAGCACTAAAAGAGGGCAAGACATTGCAAAGAGGTTAATAAGCGAAGGTAAGACCGTTTACATAGTTACTAGAAGACAAGAAACGGCAAGCGAGGAAGTTTACAAGGTAGCAGATGAATTAGGCATTCCTAAAAGCAGAGTTCATTTTACAAATGGAGAGCTTAAATGGAAGACGATTAAACGACTTGGAATCGATACTCACTACGATAATAACGAAAACGAAGTGAATAAGATTCGAGAGAATACAGATGCTAAAGCGATAAAATTTTAAATAACGACTTATGCTCATACCATAAGAACTGAGTATAGGTCTTTTTAAATTATATATGGAAAAAGTAGATAAAAGAGGAGGAGCTAGAGAAGGAGCTGGCCGTAAGTCTAAGGCTGAGGAGCAATCCTTAGTAGAGAAGCTAACACCATTAGAGCCTAAAGCTTTTGCGGTATTAGCACAAGCACTAGAAGACCATAAAGACTGGGCGGTTAAGCTATTCTTTCAATACCAATTCGGTATGCCTAAGCAAGTGGTAGACCAAAACACTACGCATACGATTAACGATTTCGACATTAAGGATATTGTTAAATTCAAGTGATAGAACTAAATAGTAAATACGTTCCGCTATTTAAAAACGATAGCCGTTACTTTGTAATAACTGGGGGAAGGGGTTCGGGTAAATCATTCGCCCTAAACTCCTTTCTTTTGCTTCTAACGTACGAAGTAGGACACGTTATACTATTTACTCGATATACCTTAGTCTCGGCTCACGTGTCAATTATTCCAGAGTTTGTGGAAAAGATTGAGATGGCGGGGCTAGAAGCCGACTTCTACATTACCAAAGACGAGATTATTAACACTCGTACAAATTCAAAGATTCTATTTAAGGGAATTAAGACATCTAGCGGAACGCAAACGGCTAACTTGAAGTCTTTGTCGGGTGTGACTACGTTCGTCCTTGACGAGGCGGAGGAATTAGTAGACGAGGACGTATTCGATAAGATTGACTTCTCAATTCGTAATAGTTATAGGCAAAACCGAGTTATCCTTATTTTAAACCCTACCACAAAAGAGCATTTTATTTATAATCGATTCTTTGAGGAGAAAGGAGTACAAGAGGGGACATCAATAAGCAAGGGTGATACGACATATATACATACTACCTACAAGGATAATATAGATTACCTAAGCGAATCGTTCCTTAATCAAATCGAACTATTAGAGAAGACCAATAAACGCAAGTATGAGCATACGATTCTAGGGGGATGGTTAGACAAAGCAGAGGGGGTAGTATTTACTAATTGGAGATTTGGAGACTTTAACCCAGATAATTTACAAACCTCATTCGGTCAAGACTTTGGATTCTCCATAGACCCGACTACGCTAGTAGAGGTAGCCATAGATAAAAACAAGAAGTGCATCTATATTAAGGAGCATTTATATAAACCTAAGCTAACTACAAGCGAGATAGGGCAAATAAACAAGCGAGTTTGTGGTAAAGGCTTAATAGTTGCGGATAGTGCCGAGCCTAGACTTATCGCCGAGCTTCAATCGCAAGGGTGCAACATAATAGCAACCGAAAAGGGAGCTGGTAGTATTACCGCCGGACTAGCACTTATGCAAGATTACGAACTAATCATAGAACCTAACTCCCAAAATATTGGAAAAGAACTTAATAACTACATCTACTCTGATAAGAAATCCGGACTTGTGGTCGATAACTTTAACCATGCCATCGATGCCATACGTTACAACGTCTTCTATCAGCTTTCAAATCCCAATAGTGGAAAGTATTTTGTCTACTAGTACAAAAAACAACAAATAACGTTTATACATTATGAAGCTAGAATTAAATATTCCTACGCATCTAGGGGAAATTAAGTTATTACAATATCAAAAGTTTCTCAAAATTGCTAAGGAAAACGAAGAAAGCGAGTTTTTGCATCAAAAGATGGTGCAAATTTTTTGTGGTATTGATTTAAAGGACGTAGCTAGTATTAAGCGAAAAGACGTAGTAGAAATAACTAATAATCTAGGAAGCTTATTTAATAGCAATCATAAATTAATAACACGTTTTAAACTTGGGGGAGCTGAGTTCGGATTTATTCCAAACCTTGACGATATGACTCAAGGGGAATATGTTGACTTAGATAGCTATATTACTGACTGGGATGAGATGCACAAGGCTATGGCTGTGTTATATAGACCTATTACAAATAAGATAGGAGATAGATACCAGATAGAAGAATACAAAGGTTCTATAACGTATGCGGACGTTATGCGACACGCTCCTTTAGATGTTGTTTTAGGTGCGGTGGTTTTTTTTTATCATTTAGGCAACGAGTTATTGAAAAGTACGGTGAACTATTTGGAGGAGAAGCAGACGAAAACGGGTATAGCGAGCAAGCTCAATTTGGAAAAAGATGGGGATGGTACTCTTCACTCTATGCTCTTGCTCAGGGAGACGTTAGAAGATTTGATGAAATTTCAAAACTTACCTTACACCAGTGTTTAACGTTCTTAACATTTGAAAAGCAAAAGAACAATTTAGAAATGAAAATGATTAAAAGTCAAAGATAATGAACGGATATTATTACGTAGTAAATGCGATTAAGGATTACATAAAAGCTACTAACTTTATTAACACGGTTACTATTGGGGATATATTTAAAGTAGATTTAAATAAGCAAACTATTTTCCCTTTGTCACATATTATTGTTAATAATGCTCAGATAGCTGAAAGTACGACTTCTCTTAATATCTCAATTTTATTTATGGATATTGTAGACGAGAGTAAACAATTAATAACTGACGTATGGGAAGGTAATGATAATGAGCAAGACGTTTTAAATACTCAATTAGCTTTAGCTCAAAGATTAACTGGAGATTTAATAAGAGGTACTTTATTTACTAATTTAATTCAAATAGCTAGTGCTCCAAATGCTGAGCCTTTTACTGACAGATTCGAAAATAAAGTAGCTGGATGGACACTAACGTTTGACGTTATTATACCTAACGATATGACCATTTGTTAAATGGAACTAAAGAACGTAGACGATTTAATTAAGAAGTTTAGGAGCTATGTTATTCAGCAAGCTAGAAGCAACTTAACTAAAGGTGGTAAGAACGTATCTAGCAAGCTTTATAATAGCTTACAAAGTGAAGTATTGAAAGAAGATAACTACTCTTTAATTAACTTTTCAATGGAGGATTACGGAGCTTATCAAGATTTAGGGGTAAAAGGTAAATCGAGTAGCTCTAAGGCTCCTAATAGTCCGTTTAAGTTTGGTAGTGGTAAAGGAAGAAAAGGAGGATTAACAGAAGGCATAGATAAGTGGGTAAGAAATAGAGGTATTCAATTTAGAGATAAAGAGACTGGTAAGTTTTTGAGTTATCAATCCACCGCCTTCATAATTACTAGAAGCATTTATCAAACTGGGATTCGTCCTTCTTTGTTTTTTACCAAGCCTTTTGAGGTGGCTAAAGATAGATACTTAGGCAAAGAGCTAATTAAGGCTTTTAAAGCTGACATAGATACTTTAATTAGTTATAAATTAGAAAATAGAAAATGATAATTTACGCAAGAAGTCCTTACTTTATTGAGATAAACGAAACTTCGCAACTTGGCTCTAGGGTAGAATTGTTTATTTGGAATAATCCAGATAGCGAACCATCTACTCCTACCTATACTTTTACTAAGTCTATTGCTTCAGCTACCAACAGAAAGAACGTTTATAACATTGCTCCATATATCAAAGAATATATTGAAGCTATTACTCCGAGTGATACTACGGATTCTATGCTTGCGTTAGTAAAAGTAAAGCGTTATAAGGAAGCATCTTTAGGAAGTTATACTTTATTAGATACGACTACTTACTATTCTACTAATGGATACACTAATTATAGCGGTGGCTACAATCAAAATGGCTCAACCGCTCAACCTTTAGTTTTAGCTAACACTTCTTTAGAGTATCGCTATGAAGAAGGTATTACGGATTATCCATTTGTAAACGTATGGGCGGATAATTCTAGTCCAGCTACGCTAACTATTTCCTACAAAGATTTAAGAGGACGTAACGAGGTTATAACAACTATTACAAGAGATGGAGCAAAGCTATATAAGGTGCCATTGCGTACAAGCTCAATAAAGTACGACAAAGGAAATACTTGTACTATTAATTGGAAGCCTACTGGGGAGTATGTAGATGCTACGTTTACTATTAACGTAATGCCTATCTGCGAGCCTAAGTTTGACCCAATTGTATGCCAGTTTATTAATCGCTACGGAGGATGGCAATTCTTAACTTTCTTTAAAGCACAAACTACTAATATTCAAACGCAAGGAACTACATATAACTTGCTTCCAGATGCAGTAGATTACAATACTTCAAGAGCACAGACAAAAAGTTTTAATATTAACGGCTCTAAAAATATCCGTTTAAATACGGGGTGGGTTCCAGAAAATTATTCAGAGCTTATTCAAGACTTACTTCTATCCGAGACGATTCTTTTAGATGGAGTGCCGGTAGAAGTTAAGACTACTGCTACCGATTTAAAGACATCGTTAAAAGATAGAAATATCAATTACGAAATAGAGTTTACTTACGGATTTAATCTTATTAACAACGTAGTCTAATGATAAACGTCTTACTTTATATTTATGACGATGTTACCGGAGAGCCACAACGGGTAGAGCTTTTCGATGACGAACGCATAAGCGTAACGAGTAACATTCAAAACGTAAACGACATATCTAAAGTATTTACCGACTTTAGCCAATCGTTCACGGTTCCGGCTACTTCTTATAATAACAAGATATTTAAACATTGGTACGAGAATGCTATAGATAATGGATTTGATGCACGTACTAGAAAAGATGCGTATATAGAGCTAGACTATTCCCCATTTAGAAAAGGTAAAATTCAACTAGAGAAAGCAAGCTATAAGAATGGAGTAATAGATAACTATCAAATTACCTTCTTTGGCTCTTTAGTTTCCTTAAAAGATTCATTTGGAGGTAAGTTCTTAAAGGATTTAGATTTAAGTTCATATAATTTTACTTACACTG